CCGAGTTTTGCCAGCGTCTACTTTCTCAATTGGTTTGCGCTCATCTTTAAGATAATCAATATAAACGTGATGACATCTGATACCACGTGAAGCTTTCTCGATTATAACTTCAACTCGGTCTCTTAATGCCATTGCATTCAAATTATTTAAATCTATACGATCTGCATCACCGAACCAATATTTCTTCCCTCCAATCTTCGTCTCAAAACAAAAAGGGTAACCAGGACTAGTGGACCTATTGATCGCCTCTACATAATCAACTCCATCAATACCCATAATAGCTTCATCAAACGAATATATTCTCGGAAGCCATGGTTCGGGATGATATTTCTTGATCAAGCTTGAAGCTATCACCGGATAAACTTCCTCCAGAATATCTAAATTCACATGGATCTGATCATGAGAGTAATTCGTTCGTGCCAATGAGCCAGGATCCAAAACCACACCCAATGAATTCTTAAATTTGTGTAAGAAACATGGTTTTGTAATGGGTTCCCACAAATGGTTAGATAATTTACTAGGAACTATCTTAGATTTCGATGGCATCGGGGGCTGGCGCCCCAGGGATAAAGTTTCAAATCCGTCGACACCACCTTCAACATCCATTATTGGTATCTCTTCAATAAAATGGATGTTGGTATTGCTCTCCTCCGGATCGCCATCGTAAAAAGAGAGCAGAACTTCCTCCACATCCTGTTTCGTTATAAGAACACCACAGCATGTTTTCCTCCCCACCCAAGATGAACTTCCTGCAGTATGAAATCCAACTATATGAGGTCGCTTAAATCTTTTATCTGTGGTTAGTAAAGGAGCTCCACAATCACCTTTCTCTGTGTTAATATTATATTTCAAACTACGTGATGCAAGTTTATGTCCGCACCATTCATAAGAAAAGTCAGAATCCAAGCTTATCACTGGATACTGAAATATAATATTCTTGTCTCGTTTAGATGCCATAACTGCATCAAATTGAGATCCAAACTTAACATCTGAGACGTCTGGAAACATGCCCCGAATATCAGCATGATCACGAACAAGATTGTTCCTGACCTTATACCATATGATGTCAACGACATGTTCTTGACGCGAATTGCCTACCTGAAAGAAATCCACATCATTGAAAATGTCAATGACAAAAGCAACTCGCCCTGATTCTGGCAAAACAAATTCCACAAGAGCAATTTCTTCACCATCATCCAGCATCTCCTCTATGCACTTATCAAAATGAAGAGGCATACAAAAGATCGG